TATTAAAATATGCCGAGTTTCTACCAGTAGACCACACTCAAGAGTATTTAAAAATTTTAGAAGAACAAAAAATTACAGTGCCTTATTGCACTAACCATTATGATTTCTTACAAAAACTTAAACATTAAAAATTACTTAAAACTTTTTTTAGCACGATGTTCTTTGCGATAGCCGTTATTAAAATGCTTTGTCCATTTCAGTGTTCGTCTATATCTATTAACTTCTGATAATTCACGAACTTCATATTTGTAAGGTTGTCTTTCAAAAGGAATAACCTGAAACATAGGAGTACCTGCGGTAATTACCCCATTAAAACCTTTTTTAATGTAAAAAGGGGCACCACTTACATTGACCATAAATCCAGAATCAGTGTCCATAACGCCACTTGATGTCGTAAAGGGTAAATCCAAACGGTTTAAAGGATGAGTGATTAACACGCTTGAATTTGGTTCAGTGTTTATTTGCCACCTTAATAACCATACAAACTCTAATGGAATATACGAATTGTCCATCGTTAAAGAATATTTATTATTGTACTCACGAGTTGCAATTGGTGCTGGCTCGGAAGCAAATTGTACGACAACTTCATACTCTCCATTGCTTAACTCTTTAGTGTCTATTGATACATCACAATGGAGTACTGCCATGTAACCAAAATTAAACGCATCTAAAACGGGAGCACAGCGTTTAACCGTTGCATTATCAATAGAACCTCCCGATAAAATAGGAGTTCCTGTTTTGTAAGACGACATGTTTATGTACCACTCAGGAATATGCAAAGATGCAGGCTCAAACTGCAGAGGCGTTGCAGGATTTTCTTTATCTGATGGTTCAAACCATATTTTTTTTATTTGTTTTATGTCTGTATCCTAACTTTAGTTTGATTGATTGACAACCCAGCAATGGTTTATTTCATCCCAATCATACTTGGGAGTCAGTTGATCTGTAGGATATGGCGTTGGCGGACCCCACCATTGTGGCGTATTGGCCATTGGTGTTAGCAACGTTTTAGTGTTTAGTTTAACCCAGTCAGAATATGGAGAAGGTTCAACAAAAAAACCATTGTCATACATGTAACCAACACCTGCTGGATTGTCTATAGTAGTTTCAAAATAGTTTTCTCTATTTGGCTGTTCATCTAACCAGTCTAAATCTTCAACAACTTCAATATTGACAACTACGCCGTTTTCAACAACAGCAAACGTACTCATTTACTGAACCTATAGCGAATAACTACCGCTCCTGAGTTCCCACCAGAGCCTGAAAATTCGTTACCACCAGCACCACCGCCACCGCCTTGTGCTTTATCACTATTCAACCCCCAGCCACCTGTGATGTTACGAGAACCTGATACAGCAGTAAAACTACCAGCGCCACCATGATTTGGTGGCATAGCCCATGAACCGCCACCACCGCCCGTAGATTGATTTCCTAAACCAGTTGATGTGCCACCGCTACCACCAGTCCACTCGGCACGCGCACCACCACCACCAATAGATATAGAATTTGTGCCGCTTGGTATAAGAATATTTGATGTACCTAAACCGCCAGTACCACCATTACCGCCAGGTTCGCCCCAGTTCCATCGGTAAGAACCACCACCACCACCACCTTGAACACTAGTCGTGGCGTAAACTCTTGGTTTTCCACTTACTACAAAATCAGCGGAACCAGTAAATACATGGGTTTTATACTTAACTCCGTTTATGGAATCAATTGTGACAGTACCACCAGTTGCAACGGGGGCTTGATATCCATCAACAGAGTTGGAAACTAAACCAGTATCAGCTATCTTTCTGTGCGACAAAGAACTTTCAGAAACATACCCACCGCACCTATGTCTAGCAAGGTTTCGCATAACTTATGCGATCCGGTTAATATACCCAGAGAGTGTAATAACATTTGCTGTTGCAGCAAATGCTTTCAATACCTTGCTGTTTGTAAGCAATAGACCAGGCACTACAAGAACTAGTCCTGCTTTTGATACAACAGTTGTAATAATGTTTTGGTCAGGGACTGTTGCTCCACCGTACTCTATTGTTAAAACAACATCAGCGCTGTTACCGTTGTAAGCATAAAGCCAAACCTCGTCAAGAGCCGAAGCGTGTGCTGTATGAATTGTTGTACCAGCTGTAGCAGTTTGAACGACTTTAATGGGTAGACCATCTGTACTTTCTGATAATTTTATTTTACTAAATGTTGCCATGTTTTATCTCCTATGTTATCCGAATACTTGTGAACTTAATATTGCCTGATCGCTATCAACAGGTGTTCCAGCAGTGCCGCTAGATGCCGCAGTCAATCTACCTTGAGCATCAACCGTAATATCAGCAGTTGTGTATGTTCCAGCTGATACTGCTGTATTTGCAAGTTTAGCAGATGTAACAGCAGCATTTGCAAGCTTGTCAGTAGTTACGTTAGCATCCAAAATCTTAACAGTTGTAACAGCATCACTTGCAAGTTTAGCAGCTGTTACGTTTGCGTCTAAAATCTTAACAGTTGTAACAGCATCACTTGCAATTTTTGCTGCAGTTACGTTAGCATCCAAAATCTTAACAGTTGTAACAGCATCACTTGCAATTTTTGCTGCAGTTACGTTAGCATCCAAAATCTTAACAGTTGTAACAGCATCACTTGCAAGTTTAGCAGCTGTTACGTTTGCGTCTAAAATTTTTGCTGTAGTAACAGCACTGCTTTGTATCATTGCTGCTGTAATAGTGTTGTTAGAAATAACTCCCAGAATTGAACCGTAAGCCAAAGAAGTCCAAGCCGTAGTGCCATCACCAATCTTGTAATAAGTGGTATCTGTCTCTAGACCCAGCTCTCCCGCTGCAAGAACAGGGTTAGCAGCAGTCCAAGCTGCAGCAGTATCTCTACGAAATTGAATTTGAACTGGCATTAAGCTCCTCCTCCATTAACAGCACTCATTACATAAAACTGAATTGTGTCAGCACTACCGCCATCTAAAGCAGTAGTACTTAATACAGGATTGATAAGAGTTGAAACTCCTATCAATGTCCATGCATAACCGTTATAGATCCAATTTTTTCCCGCATTTGAAAATGTATCATTCAAAGCCGGAGAATTTGGAAAGTCTATTGCAGCCATATATTTATTATCTCACACTTTTTATTATAAACGCAAACCTTATTCTGGTGCAACAATTTCAACCCAGGCCAAGGTTTCTTCATTCCACGACCACATGCCTTCTGCTGGTCGGGCTACAGGTGCTTGCCAATCATGATTTGAATCAAGTGTCCAAGATGGGAAAGGTTTTGGGGCTACAAATACATCTGCTTCAGTATCATAAGTAAAACCAATACCTGCGTATTGTTTACGGATGGTGTTGTTATACGAAGTGCGTTTGCAGGTCAAGCCTTCATGCCATGGTTGAGAAGCATAAAAAGCTTCCCATGCTTCTGATGACCCGCCGACAACAGTGCCATCGGTATCTGTTTGTGTCTCTGTTTCATCAACACCTGTGATTACTTTAACCACAATATTTTCGGAATTAATAAATGCGTAATGTGCCATAGTATCTCCTATTATAACTTAATCTTTGAATTATGTCCAATTGTAGTATACTAGTATACAAATATGGATGAAAAAATTATATCAAAAAGACTTAGTATTTGCTTTGATTGCCCCAGATTAGCTAAAACATTGTATATATGTAATGAATGTAGGTGTTTTATGAAAGTTAAAGCTCGTATATTTAATCAAAAATGCCCTCTTGGCAAATGGTAAAAAATAATTTAAATTATCAAGATTCAATATTCATTGGCTCCCAAGATAAATTTTCTTCTGACCACCAATAATACCCTTCTGGCTTTGGCAGTGGAGAAACCCAATCATAATATTCATTTAAAATCCAAGATGCGTAAGGTTGAGGCGCAATAAATACATCTGCTTTTGAATCATATGTATAACCTTCATACGCACACTGTTTACGAAAACGATGATTAAAAGAAGTTTGCACCCAGCGCCCTTTTTCTTTAAATATTGTATTACAAAAATCTATACCTAGAGATTCTTGCTCAACTCCATTTTTATCTGTTATCACATCATTATTTATTACAATTGTTTTTACAACAATGTTATCTTCATCAACTAATGCAAATGTAGCCATATTATTTAACTCCAATTAAAAGTGCCGCTACCGGTGTATTTATACACCGTGTACGATCCCGAAGTTGTAATTGTCGGAGATCCAGTCGTGGTAACTGTTCTTTGCGATACAGCCGATGTAAGTGCTCTAAAAATAACGACACCACTTGCTCCACCGCCACTGCCACAGTTGTTAAACGTGCCGCCTGCACCACCACCGCCTGTGTTTGGGGTTGCTGAAGGTGTTGTGTCGCTAGTGACGCAACCGTTTGCCCCACCGCCAGCGCCGCCAGCACCACCACCGCCAGCGCCGCCAGCGCCAGCACTTCGGCCACCACCGCCACCGCCTGCATAATAAGTGCTAGACCCAGTTATGTCACTTAAAGTACCATTACCACCGCTTCCGCCATTTGGACCAGAGCCGCTATTTCCGTTAGCGCCATTACCAGCGCCTCCACCACCACCTGCGGTGTCTCCACCGCCACCATTTCCCCCAGTTCTGTTTGTTCCAGAGTTTGCGCCAGCATTACCGCCACCACCACCGCTATTGTACTGTCCAGCTTCGCTGTTGTAACCTGTGCTTCCTAAACCAGCACCACCACCATTGCCACCCCTAACAGCAGAAGTAGAAAAAGCAGATGAACTGGAACCCCCACCACTAACTGTGATTGTGTATGTGTCTCCAGCTAATATTGCTGTGGATAATGTCGCAACCTGTCCGCCACCGCCTCCTCCGCTACCATTGCCACCCGGATCTCCTCCGCCAACACCACCGCCACCGCCACCACCGCCAACAATAAGCGCATCAATACTCAATGTTGGTAAAGTTGTAAAGGAAACAGCAGCAGAAGCGGCGCTATCACCATTGCTATTTACCGCTTTTAATTTAATGTATTGTAATGTTCCAGCAGTTAAACCAGTAACTGTTATTGGCGTAGAAGCATCTACTGGGTCTAGTGCAGAGAAAGCACCATAAGTAACATTATCTGTTGAAACAGCAAATTTGTAGTTCGTTATAGAAGCACCATTTGCCGCACCAGCGGTGAAAGCAATAGCAGCAGATGAACCAGTAATGCTTGAAGCACTCAAAGAAGTTGGTGCGCCAGGAACGCCTTCAGTTGTGAAAGTAACAGCACTTGAAGCAACAGAGTCACCTACCCCATTCACTGCTTTTAATTTAACATAATATTCTGTGTTCATTGATAAACCAGAAACAGTTATCGGGCTTGTAATATCTACTGGGTCTAACGCAATAAAAGACCCGTATGTGGAACCACCATCAGTAGAAAGAGCATATTTGTGGTTAGTGATCGCTGAACCGTTGTCTGCCCCAAGGGTAAATGAAATTGCAGCAGAAGTAGTTGACGCAACAGCGCTTAAAGATGTAGGAGCTTCTGGTGGAGCTATTGTTATAGTTATCCAGCTAGTACCATCCCACACCTGAATCTTTTTAGTATCAGTCAAGAAAACTAATTGACCCGTAAAAGGACTGGTAACAGCAGTATCTCTATTGGCGGCTGTGGTAACAGTTACTGCTGAAAGAGTTGTTCCAAGTTTTGCTTGAGTAACCGCAGCATCTAAAATCTTTGCTGTAGTAACAGCATTGCTTGAAAGTTTATCAGCTGTAACATTTGCATCTAAAATCTTTGCTGTAGTAACAGCATTGCTTGAAAGTTTATCAGCTGTAACATTTGCGTCTAAAATCTTTGCTGTAGTAACAGCATCACTTGCAATTTTAGCAGCAGTTACGTTTGCGTCTAAAATTTTTGCTGTAGTAACAGCATTGCTTGCGATCTCAGCAGCAACGATTGTGCCATCAGCGATTTTGGCGGCTGTAATGGCCCCATCTAAAATCTTTACTGTTGTAATAGCATTTGCTTCTATCTGAGTAGAAGTAATTACTCCACCACTTAAAACCCATTTTGTTCCGGTCCATGTGTATGTGCGAGATCCTACTGTAAAAGTATCGTTAGTTTCGGGAGAAGAAGGAAAAGTAAAAGCCATTATGCCCAACTCACATTTCCAGAACCAGAAGTAATAGTTGTAACCTTGTTTGAACTAACATTTGCGGTGGAACCCGTTAAACCTGCACCGATAGTGATTGTGTAAGCAGATGGGTAACGAAGAATAACTACACCGCTACCGCCTGCTGCGCCATAACTAAAAGCAGTATCTTGCGGACCACCAGCACCGCCACCGCCACCACCAGTGTTTGTTGTCCCCGATGATGCTAAAACAAGACCAGACAAGCCACCAGCACCGCCACCACCTTGACCGCCTGCCATAACAGCATTACCAGGATTATCAGTTGACCCAGCAGCGCCACCGCCTGCGTAATAAACACTTGAACCAGAAATTGTTGTTGCTACACCTATAGCACCAGGAGAACCATAATAACCACCTAAAATATTATTCCCAGTTCCACTATTGCCAACGGCTCCAGCACCACCACCTGAACCGCCGTATGCACCAGTACCGCCAGCAAAACCTTGATTTGCGGTACCGCTACCTGGTGAGCCTAAATATGAAACACCACCACCCGAACCGCCAGTTGCACCAGTTACGTTTTGACTTCTAGATACTGCACCACCACCACCAACCGATGTAATGGTTGAAAAAACAGAATTGCTACCGTTTACTCCAGCCGTAGTAACGTCTGGACCGCCTCCGCCACCTGCACCAACAGTCACTGTGTAGTTGGTGCTTAGTGAGGGGGACAACGCTGACTCTAAAGAACCACCGCCGCCTGTTGCTGTAACGGTTGAGCGTAGACCACCTGCTCCACCACCCCCTGCGTAATAACCAGTGCCTCCGCCGCCACCGCCAGCAACAACAAGATAATTAACAACCAATAAAGGATTGGTACTAAACGAAACGGCAGAAGATTCTGCTCCTGTACCAGAACTGTTAACTGCTTTTAGTTTCACATAATAAGAAGTGTCGGCTGTTAAACCAGAAATAGTTATTGGACTTGTTGCGTCCGTAGGGTCTAGTGCAGTGAATGACCCGTAAGTTGAACCGCCATTGGTTGATAAAGCGTATTGATAATTTGTGATTGCAAAACCATTATCCGAACCTGGTGTAAATGAGATAGCAACAGAAGTTGTTGTAATACTTCCAGCACTCAAAGAAGTTGGAGCATCAGGAGTTGAGAGAGTACCGATTGAAACAGCAGATGACGCAACAGAATCACCTAAATCATTGACCGCTTTAAGTTTGATGTAATAAGTTGTTGCGGCTGTTAGCCCAGAAATAGTAATCGGGGTAGTTGCGTCTGCTGGGTCTAGCGCCGTAAATGAGCCATAAGTTGAACCACCGTTAGTAGAAAGAGCGTACTTATAATTTGTAATAGGTGAACCATTTGCCCCACCAGCGGTGAACGCAACAGAAACAGATGTCGTACCCAAAGCCGTAGCGCTTAGCGAAGTTGGTGTTTCTGGTGGTGCGAGACTTACATTCACCCAAGATGTTCCATCATAAAGTTGAATTTTTCTGGTGTCCGTCAAAACAGCAAGTTGCCCTGTAAACGGAGTGGGGATATCTGTATCCCTGTTGGCTGTAGTGGTTACAGTAACTGCTGAAAGATTGCTAGCAAGTTTTGCTTGAGTTATTGCGTTAGCCGCAACTTTTGCAGTCGTCACATTGGCATCCAGAATCTTGGCTGTAGTGACATTGCTATCTAGAATTTTGGCTGTTGTAACTGCGTCAGAAGCAATCTTGGAGGCTGTCACATTAGCATCGGCAATTTTTGCTGTTGTAACTGCATCAGCAGCAATCTTGGCGGCTGTCACATTAGCATCCAAAATCTTTGCGGTTGTAATTGCGCTATTGGCAATCTCAGCAGCAACAATAGTTCCATCCGCAATTTTTGCGGCTGTAATAGATCCATCTGCTACATCTATGATAGCAGTAGCAATAACCAATACCCATCTAGAACCATTATAAGACCATGTTTTTCCACCGGCGGAATAAACTTGATTTAAAGTCGGGCTATCAGGAAAGTTTAAAGCCATATGCCCTCTATAATACTTCTTTAATGGTCAAAGGGCAAATCATAATGCCCAACTCACATTTCCGCTACCAGCAGTAATTGTTGCCCGTTTGTAGCCACCTGACGCAGATGACTCTGTGCCAGTAAGTCCTGCACCGATAGTGATAGTAAATAATTCTGGGTAGCGAAGAATGACTACACCGCTACCACCTGCTGCGCCATTACCGCCACCATTGCCGCCACCTGCGCCACCACCTGCACCAAGATTTGTTGTACCCGCAATAGAATTTACAACGTTTGCACCTTTTCCTCCAGCACCTCCGCCACCAGTGCCTCCTGGACTAACAGAACCACTAGTTTCATCATCAATTCCACCTCCACCGCCACCAGCATAAGTAACACTTGAACCAGTTATTGATGTTGCTACGCCTGCACCACCAGCACCGATGGTTGCACCAGAAACCCCAGCCGTAGAAGCACCTCCACCTCCACCTCCACGCCGTGCAGTGTAACTGCCAGTATGATAACCAGCAGCGCCTGCAAAACCTTGATTTGCTGTACCAGTACCACCTGAAGAAAATTCATTACCACCATTACCACCACCTGAACCACCGTTATTGTGCGATGAAGGGCTAGCAAAACCGCCGCCGTTACCACCACCGCCACCACCGATTGAAGTAATAGAATCAAATGTAGAATTAGAACCTTTTCCAGGAACCCCAGTTCCAGGTGAATATAGCCCTGCCGTACCACCCGCTCCAGTAATCAGCGTATAACTTGTACTCACGGCAAGTGTTAACGCTGTTTCTAATGCACCCCCACCCCCTGTTGCAGTGACAGTTGAGCGTAAACCGCCACCACCACCGCCACCTCCGATATTACCGCCTCCACCGCCACCACCAGCGACAACAAGGTAATCAACAGTAAGCACTGGTGGTGCTAAACTTGTCCAGTTGCTACCCATAACGGCGTTTCTTTGCTCTTTCAAAGACCAAACGCCAGAAGCGCCAGAACTAGATGGAAACTGCGCCATTTACGAGATCTCCTCGTAAGAGCACACCGCCTCAAGGTCAGAGTTTGCATTTGCCGTTAAACGAAGTGAATCACCCTCTTCTAAATAAATAGGTTTAGAAATAATATCCAAAGTTGCATCTGCGGGAACATTCACTGTTTTAGCAATATGATAAGCCGTTGAAGAACGGTATAGATCAACATTAATATCCGCATTATTTGTGCCATCAACATTAGAAACATAAAGAGCATTAACTTTAAAAACTTTTCCGCTAGACCCAGAATTAGTAACAATCGCTGTCGCAGAAGTTGTTACAGCTTGAACTGCTGTTTTGCCCGTAATCGTTGCTACGTTAACTATATTCGGTGCTGCCATATTTCTCCTTAACCAAAGACAATTGCCATAGCAATTGCCTTACCAGTTGATGCTTTAGTATCCAATTGTGTTTGAATTGCACTTGTAACTCCGTCAAGATATCCAATTTCTGTGTCAGATACATTGGCTACCACTGCCTGTTTGTTATTTAATTGTGTTTGAATTGCACTTGTAACTCCGTCCAAATATCCAATTTCCGTATTAGAGACATTGGCCACCACTGCTTGTTTATTATCTAATTGCGTTTGGATAGCGCTTGTAACTCCATCCAAATATCCAATTTCTGTATTAGAGACATTGGCCACCACTGTTTGATAAACAGTTGGTGTACTCCATTTTAAACCAGTAGCAGTGCTTGTGTCAACTACGAGTACCTGATCGTTTGTGCCTGTTTCTAATCTTGCAAGAGTGTCGTTGGCTGTTCCAACAAGTAAATCACCTTTGGCATCAACAACTGTATTTAATGAACCTGGTGGAACTGCACCAATTTCTGCCCAATTAGAATTATAATAAACGTAGGTCCCGCCATCTGAAGAGTTAAACCAAACTTGACCCAAAGCAGGAGATGCTGGGGCTGTATCAGAAACAGTTACTACTGTCCCACCCCCGCCAACTTCAATCCACTGTGAATCATAATAAATGTTTGTAGCACCAGCGTTTGAATCAAACCATAATTGACCGATTGCCGGAGAGCTTGGAGCCGACTCAGAAACACTTGCAACACCAGGAGAAGCACCGATCTCAATCCACTGAGAATCATAATAAACGTAAGTTTGGGCTGTATCGGACTCAAACCACACTTGCCCCGCTACAGGAGCGCCTGGAGCAGTCTCAGAGATGGTTGCACCACCTGCACCAAGGTCTGTATATGTGCTTCCGTCATTTGTGAATTGCCATTTGTCTGTAGATTCATTCCACCGAATTTGAACATTTGTTGATGTTCCTCTTTCAACTTCAACACCGGCATTTAATGTAGGTGTGCTTACTTCACCAGAGTTAAGGAGAATAAAATTATCTTCAACATTAAGATTTGCAGTATTGAGAGTAGTAGTATTCCCACTAACAGTTAGATCACCAGTAACGATAAGATTGTTAGGTATAGTAACATTGGCTGGCAAGCTTATCGTAACAGCTGCGCTTTCAGAACCCGAACCAGATACGGTTATTTCATTTGCAGTTCCAGCAATCGTAGCAACATAGTTGCCTGTTGTGTCTGATCCTAGAGCGATAGAGCCAGATATAGCAAGCGTACCGCTTGCATCGGGGAGGCTAACAGTCCTGTCCGCTGTTGGGTTTACAACTGTTAAAATTGTTTCAAAATCATCAGCTGTGCTACCTTCAAAATAAATTACATGGGGTTCTGGAAGATAGATGCCATGAATAACTGGAGTTTGACCAGTTGCAGTAATGGTTGGTCCATTAATAATCGGGGTCGTAAGTGTTTTATTAGAAAGCGTCTGTGTGCTGTCTAAATCAACAGAGAGTGCATCGTTAATTAAATCTTTATTAAGATTAGGCATATTCTACACCGCTAATGGTAAATGTAACAGCATTTGCTGTAACTTGATCTACATAGATTTTACTATTAGCAGGTATAACTACTGATGTATTATAATACACAACATTATTTGCCAATACAGTAACATTGCTTATCACCTTGTTATTAGCCGCAGGGGAAGCAGCCCCTACAAGAATATGAATACTGCACACAGCGTTAGAGCTGGTTGTATTACAAAGGTTAATATTTTTGATAATTGAATAATCACCAACAGTATTTGCTACCGAATAAACATTAGAACCCGTAGAACTAGTTCCTATATAAAAACTTTTTGGTGTTAGATTAGCCATTTATACCCCCATCCACATTAAAACTTCATTATCGTAAGTTGTGGTATTCATATCTTGTATAGTAATTGCATCAAGAACATGATCTACAAGTGCTCCAGAGTTATGAGCAACAGCAGTTGTGCCATCATACCCTCTTTGAGATACTGTAAAAACATTAGTTGATCTAGACGAAATTAAAACTTTTTCTTCTGAAGCAACACCGCGATCAATAACTACAACAAAAGGGTTGTCGCCGCTTGGGTAAGTAGAACCGTCTACTGCGGTAAAAGAAGTTGCTGAATTAGACAATGAAGAAGCTAATGCTGTCTGCAATACTGCGCCATTAAATTCTCTTCGCAACATGATATCTCCTTAATCTATGCTGATATCAAGATCGCCTGTCGCAATTCTTAAAGTATCTCCAGCATCTGTTGTTTTATTCGTAGTAAGTGTCCCATGAACAAGCATATTGCCCGATGTTGAAGCATCAAATATGGCAATAGCTACTGTCGTAGCGGCTGGCATTCCGGTGAAGTCAATATTCGCTGAATTTGAAGTTGCACCGCTAGAAGCAGCAGTGAACGCAGCTGTTTGACGAGCATAGCTACCACCAGTAACTTCTGTTCCACCACCAGCATCACCAGGAGCAGCAGTAAACAATGCAACATAAACTGGGCTTGGCATTGTATATGATGTTGTTCCTAAGAAGTGATCTAGGAGTTTGTTTTCTAAATAATTTGTTAAATTGCCGGCCATCTGTTAATCCTCCTGACTATTATAGTACACTTCTTTTTCTTCATCACTAGGTAATCGGAAGTTTGGAAGTCTTAATAGCAAATTGGCTTCTTCGGCAGAAATTTCTGCCATTTTATTCTCTCTTGAAAATTTTAAACCGCTTTTTGTAACATATCCAGCACCACTTTCAAAGTAAATTAAAACACTATCTGCTTCGTTATCTGTGGTAACTTTTTCTTCAATAATTTCTTTTTTAATAACTTTCTTTACAGGTTGTTTTTTAACCGGTGCAACATCTTCGCTTTTTACAATGTTATCTCTATTTGTCATGTTATATATCCTATCATCAATATATGATTAAATCAATTATACACAATTATGGCGGGGAGGTTTTACCCTGCCCCGCCATGAATTGATATTTAATTCAAATTAGAGTGTACGAAGTTTTACGTTCTTTGCAATAACATAAGAATCAAGATTCTCAACATTATTAGCAACTCGCATAAACTGAGTGTACTCAATTGTGTCGGTTTTTGGTTGGAACTGACGGTACACTGTGATGTCACGGTGTAGACCGATTACCTTGTTATTTGGGAAGGTAAGTGCTACATAACCATGTGAACCCGATGTTGGCGAATAATCACCGGCAACAGTTTCTGGCATCAATGGGATTTCAATCAATGGAATACCATATGGTGCAAGACCAGTTGCTCCTGGACCGCCATTTGCACGGATAGCACCGTTCATGAACGCCTGCTCACCAAATGTTGAGCCTGGAGCCGGAGCGCCAGATGTTGCGGCTGTTGCAGAGTTTGGATTCTGCAAGCTGAACGCTGTATCTTGTACAACACCTGCACCAGAGAAGAAGCGAAGTTCACCTCGGCGTTGCAGGTATTTTGTTGGCATGTTACGAAGAACTCTGTCGTATGTTGCACGGGAAACATTGTTTCCTGCTTCATCAACAACAGTTGCACCTGCAAGAGCAAGCTTAACAAAGCCATCAAGTGCCTTAAGAAGAGCATTGTTTGACGATGTATTGCCATTGATCAACAAGTCATCAAGGTCGTTAGCTGTTTGACGAGCCATTACTTGTGCAAGATGATCTTCAAGCGAAGCACCTTCAATATTGTCTTCAAGAGACTCTGTGCTCAATTCCCAGTCAAGACGAAGCTTGACACTTGACAATGAAACTTTTGTAAAAGTTACTGCTGCATTAGAACCGGTTTCGGTTGCTTCTGTAGCTTTTGACATGAGCCTTGTGCCAACAGATACTTTGTCAATATCCATTGTCGGTGTGCGCATGCGCACAACGCGAGAATTCTTCATGAGGTTTGATTGATCAACTACGAAATCAATAAAACGATTTGATTGCTCTGCATTAAGCAGACCACCTGACGCATTGCCAACGACACTTGTAGTTACTTCGTTAGCTTTAGCGAGGATTTCTTCTTGTGTTGCCATAGTAATTTCCTCCTATTATGACTTGTAGCCCAAGGAGCTAATTACACCCTGTGGCAAATACATGTTTCCCCAAAATGATTTAGGTGCTGACTTTACCAGTTGCACATCTTCATCATCTTCTGAGTCAACGCTTTTCTTTACAGCACCAGCTTGAGCGAACTCCTCAACCTTTGCCGTTTGAACTTCCAGAGCTTTTTCAGTTGCTTCCAACTTCTCAGCCAACTCTGCTTTCTGAGTTTCTACGCTCTTGGCTACTTCTTCAATCTTTGCATTAACATTCTCTTCAACTTCTTGTTTAAAGGAAGTTGCGAAATCAGTCAATTTCTGATCAATTACTGAACCAAGCGCTTCTTTAAGAACTTCAATATCCATTTCTTGTTCCTCCACTTGTTTGACATCCACTTCCACTTCAGTTGAAGTTTCAGTATTATGCTCGGACTTTTCTAGTCCTAAATTATCTTCTGGCGCAAGCCAATTGATAAACTTCTTAATTAAAGACAGTTTATTATCTGTCAATGAATTTTCCATAGGTTTAACATTATCATAATCTGCATCATTTTGCAATTCAATATCAATAAAATCTTCATTTAAATTATCTTCATCAAAAGGTAATGTTAGTTCTAACAATAATTCAAGTAAAATCTCTTCTTCATCTTCAATAGAGTAGCTTTTGTTTTTCATGTTTTTATATCTCTCAAGAAGTCTTCTGCCTTTAGCCGCCAACCTAGCTGCGTCTTGCGTATCTTGGGGTACAGGTTCACCCCAGGCAGCAGCTGATAGAGCAAGCCTAGTCGGTCTACCTTTATCATCTTTCATTGGACCAGATGGATTGGTAAAAAATCTGGTAAGGAAAGAACCTTTCCTGCGCATTTTCTCTGGAGTGTTGGCTGGGCCTTTAACTCCTGGCTTTAAGTTAGCCCCTTCAGTTTGTTTGAAGTGCCTTCTGCCAGCAGCGGTTAATCCACCTTTAGGGTCTTTTAATGGTTGTTTTTTTTCAATAGCAACACATTCGCATACATCATCACAGCATTTTAAAACATAACCAAGTTTGCCATCTGTGTCCATCTTGACAAGATCAATTGTTGCAAGAGCATTAGCTGGATTGTCAACAAGACTTAATTCACCCAGTTCATATTCTTTGATAATATTAATTGGTCGGTTGTTATGAAGCTTGCCAGCAAGTATTTCTTTTTTCATAATTTTTCCGCCAATAGAAAAAGCACGAAGAGTGCCATCAAGAACTTTTTGCCAAGTTGCTTCAGCTCCTTTAGAAATATAAGCTTCTACTTCAATAGCATTATATTCTTTCCCATCAGCATCTTTCATTTTAATTGGTTTGTAGCTAATAGCTTTTCCTACAGCAATAGGAGCATGCATTTCTCGGATATTACCTTGCCAGTTTTTAAACGCAATTTCAGAAGCAGCAAAGTCTACTATATCGTTAGATTTATCAACATTATCAGCAGTTGCAATACCAGAAACAATGCGTTGTTCTTTCTTGATCATACTGATAGGGAAAGAGAAGTTAAGGTTATTCATATATTGTATCTTACAGTATATTGTATTATTTTAATACAAGCAAATTATGCAACTGCATAGACTGCTAAAGTAACGCCAGCAGTCATAATTTGAAACTTGGTGTAATCACCTTCAATTTCAACATAACCCCCACCGCTATCTTTTGCAGGTATTACAACTTGATGTGGACCGTCATTTAATTTAACGGTTGCCGCTGTGGTTGCATGTGTGTTATAAAAATGAATACAGCTAGTGTGTGTATTTAAAGAAACAACCCCGCCTGTGCCGCTTGTGCTAGTTGCGGCTGTATTGGAAAAAACGATTCCATGTTCGTAACTCATTCAGAACCTCCTGTGGTATCTTGTACTTCGCCCCTCTCAGCCTGATCTCCAGATGCTCGTGGGTCTGAAGAACCTTCTGGTGTATCAGAGCGAGCGTTTCTTGGCTGAGAAGATATATTATTAGAATTTCCAACCGGAGCCCCTGGCCCAGATTGTTCTTTCTTAATTTTTGTTGGGAACGGCAAAGGTACATCTCCATCAGTTCTCTCAGTAAGACCAAGAGATGATCTAACCTCGTTTGGAGAAATAACTTCTGTTCTCAAATATCTATCATTAATTCTAGATTGAATATCTTCATCAATCAAGTCAATGCGTTTAAACTGCATAATAAGCAAATCGCTAAATTCATGAATTACTCTATTCAATCTTTTTTCAATAACAGATTGATCAGGGCCAATAACCTGCATCTTAAATGTTTTATCAGCATCTCTTGATACTGCAAGGTTAGCGTTATCATATACTCCTACTTTTGGAGCAGGGACTCTATTAGCAACTAAAATTTCATCTCTATTTGATTTACGATATTTATCAAAAGAAGCATCTTGTATACCGGCCTCTAGTTTTTCAAAACGAATATCGCTATCCGAACCAATTGATGCAGGTAGAGGAATAACCAAAGTACCATGATTGCGACCTTTTACTTCTTTTCTAAAATAATTAATCAATTCTTGTTTTGATTTATTGCTAAGTTTTGCCCCTTTAAGCACAATTGCGTAACGAGGAATAGCTTTGTTTTCAAAATAATCAATATTGTATTCTTTAGCAAACTTGTCACCAACAATAGCAGATGCTGCAGAAACAGCAGAAGGAATACCGTAGTAGGTATTTTTAGGAGAATATGTTTTGAAATGAATAATTTCATTAGGGTTAACATCTGTATTAATTGGGTCTTCTGTTTCAGAGTCACCAAAGTTTCTAAAGAACACCGCTGAAATTTTATTACTTCTAGCAATTTGCACATAACCATCCCGTTTACGCCTAACTCTCATTAAGGTGCCAGGAATATGGCCAATGTATCCAATCTCGCCAGAGTTATTACGACCAATCTCTAAATAACCATTTCCAATGGTAAGAACATCTTGCCAAACTTTTACCATTGTTTCAAGAAAAGTTTCTTCCTTGTTGGTATCTTCAAAAATTTGTTCAAGTCTTTCTTTTTCATCTTGAAGCATTTTACGAATTTTTGCAAGTTTGTCAGGATCATTAGACGCTTTTTCAATTTTTCTTTTTGCTTTTAATGTTTCAACAAACTCAAAACCCAAACCAACTGTATTCATAACTCTTGCAGCAACAGAAGCGTTATGAACAGCGCTAGAATCATAAAGACCCGCCAATGTATCCAAATCGTATGGGGGGTTTACTATGTCATAAAGGGAATAGCCATCAAGCGTTTCAGGATCAATATATTTTGTAGATACGCCATCAATGCCTTCATATTTTTTAGCTAACCGTTGAGCTTTTCTTTTCATCTTCGTAGAAAGATTATTAAAATTTACTTTAGCAAATGGGTCATCATTTACAACAGATGTCTCAAAGCCAAAATAATTAATGTCATCAATTTCACCCAGAACCTCGGTGTCTTCTATATGTGTCATTCTGTTATCTTCCATGTTTCCTCAATCCGTCAAAAAAATCTTCATACGGGTCTGGTAGCAGCCCATTGTTAAGTCTATCGGCTTGGTCATCTCTTTCTGAAGAAGAAACTTTTCTTGCCCCGTGAACCCAAGCAACATCCCCTTCGTCTGAACCTGACCAATAAATACCAGCTTCAAGAACTCTTTTTTCTATATCAGGATCACCAACAAAACCTTCTGCTGAAAGCACATTGCCATCTGCATCCATTAGTGGTTTACCGTTAGGCAAAATCCACATGCATACACCAAATGTTCTTTCTGGAACCCAAAGGTTACTTTTTTTGATAGTATCGTATCCCATTGATACACAGTATACATCATTTTTATTAAAAAATGAACATTCTTAACAAAGTATAGTGTAAGTTATCTAGTTTTTGAATATTAACGGACTGGACAAGCCCCGGTAGCGCAATCATCAAGAGATAACAGCTCTGTTTCGTGAACAACAACTGCCGGAATTGATAAATCAAGCTTTGAAACTGCCGAATTATATTCGTTTTCAGAAATTTCTTCATATGGAGGCAATACAAAGTTATGATCAACATGAAGCAAGAAAGATACTGACTTAATTGATTTATCATAATTCTTGGATAACCATTCTTTAATTGATTCAAGCTCTTCTTTACGATAATAGACAGTTACAGAAACAGCATTATCAGCCCAAATAGTTTGAAGTTTCTTAACCCACTCAAGCTGATCAACAGCCGTCATGTTTTTTGCAAGCACAGAGTTTTCTGGGGACTTGCATGGGAATTCAACAACATATTTGGTGTGATCTTCACGCCCATCCAACCCTTTATCCCAAACAATTTTATAACCTCGTTTGCGACAAACATCAACAAGAGGGTCAACAGAATTAAAACGAACTCTTCTGATGTAATATGGAGCAAATGCTGGATGTATTCCAGGAGTAACGCCTGGGAGTAAAGAAAGCGTTCCCGATGGCTGCACCGTTGTGAGTCTTACAGAAGGACCCCAGCCATTTTTAGCTGAATATTCTTTATCAAAGTTTTTAATATATTTATAAACTTCGTCTAGCCATCCAATTTTTTCTTCATCGCATTGCAGAATCCCAGTTACGGATTGCCCGAGTCTTGAATTTTTATGAACAATAGTATTTGTTTTTTCATATGGATAAGATAACTTAGAAATTTGTTTTTGAATCATATAAAGCAATTTGCTAATTTCTTTAAATTGAGACAAGGAATCAATGTTTGGCAAAAAGATAGTTGAAAGATTGCAAGACTCTCCATCTCCAAGAGCAATTTCTGCACATGGGTTAAACCCTTCAATTGTTGGGTCTGGATTTTTTTCTCCAACACGACCATAAGTTCTTGCTAGTTTTCTGTTAAGTAAACCATACGGTTCACCTGTACCATCATAGCCTCGCCATAATTCAGGCATAATTTCACTGTATGCATCTGCGTAAATTGAATTGTTACTGTTTGATCGCCAAGCAGGAATATCTCCTGAACCCCAGTTTTTTGCTCTCAAGAACAAAACATCATCAGGGTCTCCAATTGCAATCTGCGCCGAACGGCGAGATGAACCAGATACAACAATTCTTCCAATGATGTTACAAATATCAAGGACATCTATTGAACGAAGTTTTTTACCGACTCTGTTGTTAAGCACTTTGCAAATATCAGCAATACCATCCACTAAAGCCCCTGGACCAGATGCTGTGCCGCCAAAAGTTTTTAATGGTGCACCAAATTCTCTAATAAGAATTGTTGAGTATGTAAAAGATTTTCCTGTTACAAAATAAGACTCAAGAACTTTTGACAACAACTCTCTCCAGCCTTGCCTTGAATCTGGGATAATGAAATCAGCATCATTGGTTCTTTCAGCAATAATCTTTTCCACTTGTTTTACTTTTGGCAGATCATGAATCTTAGAACGCTCTACAGAAAAACCAACTCCTCCACCAAGCATCAGATAATCAAACAATAATTCAAAGTCTTCAATTTTTTCAATATTAGTAAAAAAACAATTATTAAGAGATGTGCCTGATAATTTAGAAACCAAAGGTGTTCCTAATTGCCATAACGCACGACCAGACACGCTACATTTTAAATTAAACATGTGATCAAACAAAGACTCTGCT